ATGCTGGACAACGCGCTAGCTAGCTTCTTTGTTAACATCAAGGAGGCGTAATATGTTTGAACTAAGTAAATTAAATGTTCATCGTATTGTAGCAACCGAAGAAGAAAAGAACGCTCTAGTATCTCAGGGCTTTGAGGTAGTTGAGGAAATAGCAAACGAAGTCATTGAGGAAGTTGAAGAGATTAAAAAGGGCAAGGAATAAACCTTGTCCTTCCCCTTTTAGGAGGTAGGTCATGCTATTAGATGATGTAAAAACAGTATTAGGAATAAGTGATACTCTAAAAGATGCGCTACTGGGTATTTACATTAGAAAAGGTACAACGCTAGTAAATATCTATATGAATTTCCCTGATATTCCTATCACCGCCCCCCCTACACTACCCGTAGACGTTGCCACGACCTATGCTGACGCGATAATAGAGTATGTGACCATAGCATATCGGAAGAAGGGCATAGAGGGCTTAAAAGCGTTCTCGCAGGGTTCTAGGTCAGGAACATATGAAGATTCTCTACAACAAAGCGTGAAGTCTTTACTACCTTCTCCTTTTATAAGAATGTCAGGGGTTGATCCTGATGCTCAATAATTACAGAGTTGGCATTTACC